GGCGGAATCTTTGGTGGCGGGTTGTTTACGACAACATCGGCGCAGATTGCTGAGAATGGGCTGTCAGGGTGGAACATGACACCATCTCTAATAAGATCAGCGCAGTTTTTAAGACGCTTAATTTCGTAGACCATACGCTCATTGGCAAGTTTTGCGTCTAAAAGTGCCACCTGTTTTTCAGCTGCTTTTCGGCAGGTTTTTACATGGTGTTGGTCTAGCGGTATTGAAATGGTCGCAGTGATTCCGCCGTTTATCGAAAAGTTGGTTTTTTGCCCCGTGCGAACAGGTTTATAGAAAAGGACATTGCCCGGATTATCAGGCTGGCCATCGGGGATGGGATTGCCTTCCGGATCAAACGCGCCAACGAGATCGAGAGTGTCGTAGACCGGTTCGCTGTAAGTCGATTCATACGGATCGGCCCAGCTGGTCGTAGAGGTTAGAAACGGGTTGATATTTAATGTGGCACCTTGGCAGCTAATTCCACTGCCGTAAGTGTTGGTAAATTGCGTACTAGGAACTACCTGAACTGCTTGGTTGGTGACTGAACCGCTGCTGTTTGCTACTGGCGCGGCAGTGCTTGAAACCTGCGCTTGTGCTGGAGCGGAAAGCAGCAAAAGCGTTGCTATGACTCGCTTCATTGGGTAAAGGTACTCAATGTCTCCGTAATTGATTCGACATCAGTTTCACGAGTAATAATCGTGTGTTCTGTCAAGCCAGGGCCTTGCAAAGTTTCGCTAAAAGAGAAAGATGCAGCTTCGTTGACGATGCTCCACGACGGCTTGGATGCAGGGTCGAGCCCATGCCAAACACTAGAGACGCCGTTTAGGCTATTGCTTGTTGTGACCAGACCCATTGGAGCAATTGCGCCATCTGGAGCGACGTTAGTTCCGGTCGCGGTGTACTCGTAACCAGTCCTATAGCGATACGAGTTAATCACCTCGGTGACCTTTGTTTTTGTGGTCGTCGTGGAGGAGAGAGTACCTTGTTGGAAGTTAGGGACTACTGGAATTGACTTAGCTTCTGGAACGGCAAGCGCTATTACACAAAACACGCCCCAGGTTAGATAAAGGCCCGCCCACATCTACTTGATGGTCAACTCGCTGGTCAGTTGTCCTATAGCCAGCGTATTTGCCCCGCCCGCCGTGATCGTCATTGTCCCATCTGAGGCTATGGTGCCTGCCAAACTACCCGCAGTTCCAGAGGCGGTGGAAACGATGCTGCCAAAGTTTGGAGCAGCGCCTGTCGTCACTGCTGATGTTGGAACGGCGTCAGCCTGTGTGTAGCTTTGGCTAAACGAAAAAGCCTCGCCTGGTGTGTCTTGAGTGGCTGCAATTGTCCCCGGAGCGTAAACGCCGCTAGTAATTGTCCCAACTGAAACAGTGTTTGCTGTTGTGCCGTCAGTTGTATCAACACCTGAACCTGAGATTGAAAAACTACTTCCAATCCTGTCTGCACTTGTTACCGCCCCTCCCACCTGCAGTGAAATCGAGGACATGATTTTATGGGTCAGATCAGCACGGGCTGGCAAAGCAGCCGTCAATGTGATGCCTAATACCAAAAGTGTGCGGATCATTTGATGCCAGCTTTGCTGTCTTTGTTGTCCACGATAGTCGGCTTCTTATTTGCATTGCCATTGGACTTGCGTTCGATGCCGAACGAAGCCATCGCGCCCGTCAACAGTGACGCCACGAACGTATTGTCCATTTTCATCTGAGGGAAAATGCCCAAGTAAGAGGCAGTCAAAAGGGCGGCACTCCAAGCCAAGACAAGAGCCTTGACGACATCCGCCATTGAGATGCCTTCCTTTTCGTGTTGATCCTCAGGGTTGGAAGCCATAGCAGAACAGAGCTACTGTTACAGCGTAACGAGGCCAGGCAAATGCTTCTAATCCTCAAGCCCATCTTGATGACTGCGTGGGAATCAAGAGCGTTCAAAGAATTGATCATGGCGATGCTGGAAAAAATTGTCGCAAGAACGGACAACGATTTGGACGACTTGGCTATAAAACATGTGCGTGAAATGCTTCTGCCGGACACAAGAGTTGAAAAGTAGGGTTTGTCCGGCATCATCCAACTGACCCTGCTGTTGTTAGGCATGGCCTTCGCTCTACTGCCGTTCTTCCAATTTTTCCGTGGTACGCCCCATCAGCTGGCTGCAATTAAACAGCTTGAGGAGTCCATGCCGCCTGAACTATTGGAAGAGAGTGATGCGGAGTGGTTCCAAGCTTGGAAAGAAAGCGGCTATGACCAACAGGTCTATATGCCCTACTTCAAACAGCTCGATAACAAGACTGGAACGGGTTACCGCGAGTGCTTCAGCTCAGCCAGCGCGATGGTGGCGGCCTATTACAAGAAAGTTACGACAGATGATGAGTACAACGAGATCCGCGCCAAGTTTGGGGACACCACATCAGTACAGGCGCAGCTAGCAGCATTGCGAAGCTTGGGGCTGCAGGCTGAGTTTCGAAAAGACGGGGACGCTGACATGGTGGAACGTGAGATTGAAGCAGGCCGCCCAGTGTTGGTTGGCTGGTTACACGCTGGGAACATGCTTCTAGGAGAGCCACCGATGTGCAGTGGTCTGGGCTGTGGCCATTGGAGCGTTATCAGTGGTTATGCGGGCAAGAGAAGCAACGATCCGGAGTGGATCATGCAAGATCCTCGCGGCTACCCCGAGATGGAAAAGGGTGGCCACAGCAATCCGCATTTGGGACGTAACGTCCGAGTAAGACAAGCTGCGTTCTATCAGCGTTGGCAATTTGAAGGGCCAAGAACCGGCTGGGTAATTCTCGTCAACGAGTGATCGACATACACAAAAACGCTGCTTACTATTTCAAAAAGTACATACTGCAACAATCCGATGGGCTGGGCGGAATGGATGATCGTCAACCAAAGCCTTGAAGAAGAGCTAGCCCTGGAACAGAGCGTGCGAGATGTTCAAAGCTGTACTGACGAGAACGCATTAAAAGCGTTATGCGTGTCTTTAGTACGAACAAACTGGCATCAGGCGAAACTACTTAAACAGGCCGTAGGGCACATCGGGGAGTTAGACGCGGTCAATGCAGCACAGGGATAATCTCCACCTGCCTGCCTGACAAAGCGGCTGCGTCCCTGGCGCGTTCCAGGCTGCTGTAACTGCAGGCGTCGTCTGCCCTTTCAGTCCAATAAATGTCGCCTGAACCTGCATAGAGCGCAGAAACAAACAGCGACTCTGCTTGAGCCGCCTTTAGAGCAAAACGCATGAAACGATCTAATCGTTGGTTTGTTTGGTCCGGCCCTCAACCTGCTTACGGACGGACTGTCGCCACCGAGCAAGGTCTTGAGCTTCGGCCTCGCTGTAAACGGTAGGCGAACTGATGCGCTTCAACTCCGAATACACAGCTTCTCTTATCCAAGCTGTAGCACGCTGCTTGTTCTTGGCAGCCTCTTGCTGCACTAACTCTGCTCGATTGGGATCAAGCAGGATCTGAAAATACTGCTTATTGCCGTGCCGAATAGCCATAACGTTTAATGTGCTACACACACGTTACCATGTGATAGAAGAATCGACCTTCTTTTTCCACGCATTTGATTGAGCACGACGAGCTTGGGCGCGCTGGTTCGTACAGCCCGCCCTTACTTCGTGTGCTCCCTCTAAGAACATTGCAGCTCGCTGCAAGTCACCCGTCGTCGCTGTTCGGATGGCTTTGTTTAGCCGCTCCATTACGAGTTGCCTGCCTGTACGCGGCATCCATCGCCTCTCGAAAGTCTTGGTGGTACGTTATCGCCCCTTCAAAGTTTGAGTACCAGCCCTGATCAGTGCGGTAGATGCTGATCATCAGTGGGTCTCCTGCCAAGTTTTGCCGAAAGACACCTCAGCCAAAGCAGGGATCTCCCCCAGCCACTTGGCCTCTGCCTCTTCCATCACCTGTTTTAGGGTCGCCGCCCACTCTTCAGCTGCATCTTCCCTAACAAGCAACAGAATTTCGTCATGCACTGCAGCAGCAATACGAACGGTGTCCTCACCCGCTGCTTTGACCTTTGGCCAGAGGTTGCCCAAGGCGCACTTAAGGATGGCAGCACCCGCGCCTTGAATCGGCGTGTTGCACCTGACAGTCAGCCGATTCATGTCGCCCTGCAGATAACGCCGCATCCCTGAA